TTATTTGTTCTTCTTCTATTACTTGCGGAGCTTCTGCCGGGGCTTCCTCTCCAAATTTAACAGCCTTTCCCGCTTCTATAAGCTCCTGGCCGTATTCGTTTACTACTGTTAAAGTTAGACCTTTAGCCAGCTTCTTACCACTAGGAGAGGTTACTTTTTTTGTTAGTGTTATTTTCATCGCTTAATTCTTAAAATGTACTCCGAGCTGCTTACGTAAGTCTCGGTAGCTGGATCGTTATCTACGTCCAAATCTATAAACTGTATGCTATCTACTACTACTCCGCTAACGGTTCCCGTGTAACGGTCTAAAGCTAGTCGTATTCTTTCCGTAAGGCTCGAAAGTGTAGCGTAAGTTTCCGCTGCCGCTACTATATCGTAGCGCACTTCGTCTAAAGTACTTACCCCGCTTTTAGTATCGCTGGGGCTGTTATCTTGTAGTACGTATACAACAAAAGGAAAAGCCGCGCCTTGCGCTGCTATCTGTGGGTAAACTTTGTTACCTACTACCGCAGATACTCCCGCATCCTCGGTTAGAATAGTATATATAGCTTTGCCTTCGTTCATTATCTACTTAGCTGGTATAAGCTCTGCTTTAGTATTTTTTGCACCTCTCTTAATAGCTGTGCTTGTGTTTGTGCTGCGGCTTTCTTAAAGCCTTTCTCTGCGTAGTTTATGTTTTCTTTTTTGTCCGGTTTAGCTTTCGCTTTACCCCTTCCTAGCCCATAGTTTACTATAGCTGCGTAATACCCGTCGAAAGTCTTACCCGCTCTTTTTCCAGTTCTAGCTCCTACATAACCTAAAAGAGCTCCCCTTTTTCTAGAAGGGAAAAAGCCTATAGATTTTTTTAAGTTACCGCTTTTATAAGTTACTTCTTTGTACTTACGCTTTGCAGGATCTTTAGCTCTTTTCGTTTGTATAGTTTTACTAAAAGCCTTTTTATTTTTACTGCTTTTTATAGAAGTCTTTACAGCCTCTACCATTGGTTTAGCTGCCTTTCGTATACCGGCCTTAAATTGTCTAGCTTTCTTACGGTCTATTTCTGCTAACCGCTCTAGCTTCATTAAGGCCTTTTCTAAACCTTCTACCTCAAAGTAAATACCGTCCTTCATTAGTCCCTTAGTGTAGTGTCTAAGATCAAGTAACGCTCTCTACCTTCTAAGCTTACGCCCTCTATTTCGTAGGTATTGCCGTCCCAGCTTATTTTAGTGGTAGCGTCTACGTCGCTTCTATAACGAATAGTAAAGCGGACCTTATTAACGCTAGTAAGTCTAGAAGTTTCTTCTCCTTCCTTTACTGTGCGGTAGTCTACTTTAGCCCATACGTTACCCAGGTCGCTATACGTGCGTACGGCCTGGCCGAAGCTGTCCGTACTTACGCTAGCACTTCGTAGCGTTATTCTTCTATCTAGTTTACCGGGATCAATCAAAGCGGAAAACTCTAAACGGGTTTAGTAAGTACTCGCTAGCTGTAGGTAAGCGGTGTACGCTGTCTACTCGCTTCTCGTACATTTCTCCAATAATCAAAAGCATAGCCATTTTTATATTTGCCGGTACGTCCGAAGCTTGAGTATAGCCGCAGGTATAACGAATAATAACAGCGTTTACCGTGTCTTTTGTAGCTTGCCAGCCTTGGTCGGGCATTATACGCCCCGGCTCGCTTACTAGGTCGGTATTGTAGTCGCTAGCTGTTACGGTCTGCTCTACTCCGCTGCCGTCTACATACTTAACACTAGCTACGCTTTGTACTGGTCCTCTACTTAAATAGATTATATTTTTGTCCCCTTGGAACGGATCTACTCCCGTTTTATACACCGGGAAGAAGTCGTAGAACTCATCTATTACCGTAGTCAATAAGAACCGCCCTAAGTAGTGCTCCGCTATTTGTGTCGAAGCGTCAATAAGTACCCCTAGTAGAGTGTCCTCGTCGCTAGAGTCTACACGTAAATAGTCCTTAACCTCTTGTACGGTTAAAGCTTTTAAAGTTGCTGGGGTTACTATACTGTAGCTCATTACTTAGCTTTGCGGGTTGTTCTTTTTGTGGTCTTTTTGCTTACTGCTCTCTCAGCTTTAGCCGCTTTCTTTTCTTCTACTACTTCGCAGAAGCCAGCGTTTAAGAAGTCTTGAGCTACCGCAGTAGGCAGCACTTCCACCTGCCCCTTACGGTAGTGGAAGTCTGCCCCTGCTATAGCTCGGTTAAATATAACCTTCATTAGCTGCTTATGAAGCTTTTTGTAGTATATGCTTAACAGCGCTGCCTTGTAATAGGTGTCCGTCTATTCTACGGTAACCAATAAAGCCAGTACTTAACTCGTCAGCGAAGCGCTCGTTTAAGCGTAAGATTTGTACGCCGCCTGCTTCGTGAATATAGTACTGTGATAGGTCCCCAAAAATAATAGCTTTTTTAGTAGCTGCTATAGAGTCCATATCTTCGTTAATATAGACCGGCTTACCGAATAGCATATCCGGCTCCCCTACGCTCATTCCCGGCACATAGGCGGGGAAATCGTTTGTCTGCCCGAATCCTAAAATACGGATAGCTTTAGCCGTGCTAGAGTTCATCATAAACCCAGCGCCCGGAGCGTTACGGTAAGAAGCATCTACACTATAGAAAAGGTCCATTACTTCGTCAATATCTATAGCAGTAGCTGAAGCTGACGTTAAAGCAGCAGTAGAGCCAGTTACGATACCTTGAGGTGCTGTAGTGTCTGCGCCAGTAGTTAAGCCCGCGTTGATTCCTCTCTTTAAGCGGTTAGCCAATTGGCCACCTACAAAGCTAGAAAGGTCGAAAGCGTTATCACTCATTAACTGGTTTGATACTTGTACCAAGCCCGAAGAATAAGTAAACGGATCAAACTTAACGTTAGTGAAAGTCATATCGCTACGAGTAACTGCGGTAGCCTCTCCTAAGATAGCAGCTACTACTGAAGTATCGTTATTAGCAGGTAAGTTAAACGCTTGGCCGTTAGCCGTACGAATAACAGTAGCTACTTGCTCAATATCCGACTTAAATAACTCGGTAACGCTTACAAAGTCGCTCCAGTTTTCCGGTACTAGGAAGCCTCCTAAACCATCGTTAGTAGTTACTTGCGCGTTATCTGCGCCAGTACGCAATTCGCCTAAAGCGTTAGCTTCTGCTGGTGTTAGACCGTTAACGCCTCTACGTAAGTAAGCGTTAAAAGCGTCGCGAGCTTCTACTTTAGCAGGTGTCGTATTGTCGCGTACCTCGTCAGCTTTAGCAGCTAATTCTTTTTTAAGCTCTTCAGCTTGCTCAATACGTTTTACGTCATTGCGTAATTCTTTTTGCTCTGCGTACATTGCATCGAATTGTACCTTTTCCTCAGTTGTTAGGTTACGTCCTTCTGCTTGAGCCGCAGAAAGTAAACCGTTCATTTGCTCGTTTAGAGCGGAGCGCTTTTCGCCCATTTGTTTAGCATTCATCTTTTGCTAGTTTAATTAAATTTTCGTAAATACTATAATCTACTTTCTCCTCGTTTTTCTCTCTCGCTTCCCCCGCTTCGCCTTCGCCGTTAGGCTCGGCGCTGCGTAGTCCGCTTGAGGCTGACGCATAAGCCGGAAAAACTACGGCAGAAACGTCAAATAGGGAGCTAACGCTCTCTATATATCTTACGTGCTGGCCGTCCTCTAGTCGCCAGCTATCTTTATCTACAGTAAAGCCAAAGCTTGACTGTGTTAAATCTCCTCTTTTATACAGCTCCAGTAAGTCGTTACCGTAGCTAGTGTTAGGCATCTCAAAACGATAGTATAGGCCTTTATCGTCCTCCTTAACTTCTAACGTACCGCTAGCAGTTCTAGCTAGCAGGTAGTTACTATCGTGGTTATAGAGTGCTCGTATATCGTCGTTTAAAGCGTTCTTAAAAGCTCCTGGTAGTATGATTTCCCTAAAGCCTCCTAAGTCCTCGCTCATTGAATTAAATACACTAGCGTAACCTTCTACCGTTCTGCCCTCTAGAGCTCGCGTTTCGCTGTTGTAGCTTCTTTGCTCTACTAAGTTCTCTTTACTGCGTACCTCTGCGCCGTCTACTTTCGTTAACGTGCTGAATAGGTGCGCTACTCTTAGCGGCGGCTTACGCTCCGTAAAAGCTTGCTCTTCGCTATCGTATTCGTAAATACTTATAAGCGCTGCCGGATCTTCCGCCGTGCCGTTTACTTTAAAACCGCTGTCGCTTTCTATTTGTCCGTTACGCTCTACTTCTACTATAACCCCTTGGCTACGTCCTCCGGAGCTATTCCAGCTTACCAAGTCCCCTACGTTTACCTCGTCGGCTTCCGCTCGGTCCTCGTCTTCTTTATAGCCGGCTTCCTCCATTGGTTCCGATTTGCCGTATGTTATAATAATCTCGGTAGCTGTTTCTTCTACCTTCTTTATATGGCGCTCGCTTTTTTCTTCTTTCATATTTTCTAAGGTTCTTTCTGCCCAGCGGTGCATCTCATCACCGCCCCAAGCTGCGTACATTATAGAGCCGCAGATTTGGTTACCGTCCTCGTCTTTAAAACGTCCCTTATCGTAAACTTTAGCTCTAGATAAAAAGCTATAAATACGAGGTAAGCGCTGCTTAGTTATTGCCTCTTTATTAGCTATAATACGGGCAGATTCCCAGCCTACCGGCGTACCGCAGTCGGTCCCTTCCTCCTCTCGGATTTTTAGAGCTCTCTTAGCGTTATCTACGGCAGCTTGTGGGTAGTCGGTCCAGGGCATCTAGTCAGCGTCTACGTTAGTGTTATCTTGTCCGCTTTGGACCATATTTAAAGGCTGTAGGTACACGTCTCCACCCTCTACCGGGTTAAGGTTCTCTAGGTCCCTAATATCGTTTACCGATAGCCAGCCCCACTGCCTAGCAGTAGCGTAAGCTTCATATCTTGCCTTTTGGTCTCCTCGCATTAAACCCTCTAGGGTAAAGTAAGCGTAGTAGTTACTCTCGTCCTCTCTAAATAGCTTACGGTTTAGCTCTACCTCCATACGTCTAACGTAAGGCTGTAGACAGTCCCTAACAAATACTATACTCTGCTGCTCTACGTTAGCTCTAGTGCTTGAGTTCTCAAGGTCCGCTAAGTAGCTCGGAGGTATTCTAAAGATTCTAGCTATTTCGTTTACTTGGAATTTACGAGATTGTAAGAACTGGGCCGCCTCCGGATCTAGTCCTACTTTCTCGTACTTCATACCTTCTTCAAGTATGGCCGTACCGTGAGTATTGCTTAGTCCTGCGTTAGCTCTATTCCAGCTCTGCTTTAGTCGGTTTATAGCTTCTAAAGATAAACGGCCAGGAGAAGTAATAACCCCGCCGGTATTCGCTCCATTAGAGTAGAAGCGCGCGCCGTACTCTTGGGCCGCTAGCCCAATAGCTACGGCTTCGCGTGCTACCGTTATAGGGCTCTTACCCGTTAGGCCGTTAAAGCTTAACCCTACAAAGTGTAAAACCTCGTAGTCTAAGTACGTGTGCTTTTTATCGAATATATAGACCTTTTCGCCGTCTACTATTTTAACCTCTACTAGTAAAGGATTAAGAGGCGTTAAAGATACGGGCCTCCCGGCTCCGTTCATTTCTATCTTCGCATAGCTGTTACCGTGCAGTACCAAGTTAGCCGCCATACATTCGCGAAAAGTAAAGGTAGAGCTCACGCTATTTGGCTGCTCTGCTAATAGCTTTTGGATTGGATGGCCTATAGCTTTTACGCGGGTTTCGCCATCGGCTTTATATACGTTTAGAGGAATGCTAGCTATAGTTTCGCTTATGATCCTTACAGCTGCGTAAACAGCGCTAAAGGTTAGCGCGTTATCTTCGCTTACTTGTACTCCCGTTTTGCTAGTACCAAAAAGCCCCGTAAGCCACGCAGCAGGGTTAGCTAAACTAGTGCTGGGGTTTTCCGGGGAGCTTCTAAATAAGCGGGCTAATAGCCCAGGGTTTTTATTTTCTGCCAAAACTTAGAAGTGTATACTTTATGCAAATATACAAAAAAAAGTCTTTAGTTCTTGTTTGGTTGCGTTTTTTATTGTATAGGGAGCCTAGTAATTTTAAAGCGGTCATTCTCGTAGTAGTTGCACTTGGAGTTTATAACCTTGGTTAAAGTACTGTAGTTTAAGTTTAAGGCCTTGCAAGCTTTGGTAAGTGTCCTAAAGCCTTCTACCCTTCTAGAGCTCTTAGACTCTACTAAAATGATTCTCATATAAATAATATAGCGTTTTCGTATTCCTTTTCTATGCAAGCGGCGCAGGCTTGCGGATCTTCTCCAGCTTCCGTATAAATAGCGCAAGCTTCGCAGTAGTAACCTATCTTAGTAGACATAGCCTAAAAAAATGTACTGTATAAAGCTCATAGCTTTAAATAGTAGTTTCATCATTGGGAAAAATAGCAGCCCGCTAGCTACTACGATTAAGAGCGCCCTTGCGTCCTTTTGGTCCTGGGTTATTACTTTCTTTGCCATTGCTTTAAATAAAATTTAGCTTTTTCTAAGCTGTTAAACTTGCGGCTTCCGTAGAAGCTTGGTGTATTCGGTAAGGCGGTAAAAGAGCCGGGCTGAGTCTCTAAGATCTCAGCGCCGGCGTATTGTATTACTCTCTTTAGTTTCATTAGAGCGCTCTTTATATAGTATCTGCTTCTGCCAGTCTTGCATATGTTAAGCGCTTACTCTAGCGTCTTCTTCTTGAATCCAAAGAACGGCCTCTTTTTTTGTAGCTGCTCCTATGCCCCAGTTATTACCACAGTCGCAAGCATCTAAGTTAGCCGCTGTAAAAATAGTCCATTCTCTATGGCCTTCTAGTTTTACGATAGTGTAATAGTTGTTTCCTTTTACGTTGTAAACTCCTGCTTGTTCTTTAGTAACTGTTAGTTTAGCTGTTTTCATTTGTAGTAGTTGTTGTTGTTATTACTGGTGTAAATATACGGCAGTTTTTTAACTATGCAAATAAAATACTGTTTTTTTTCATATTTTTTTTTAGGGGCATAAAAAAAGCCCCTCGCGGGGCTCTCTCTTATTTGTTTAGTCCTAGCTGCTCCAGCTCCTCGTATTTCTTAGTACCGTACTTAGCTCCTATATTTAAAGTAGCGTACTTAAACTGGAAGTCTATACCTAGCTGCTTCTCTACTCCGTTGTTATTGTACTCGTAGATATCTTCCATACCGTTAAAGCTTCCGCTTTGAAATACGCTTCTAAAATCTGCTTTAGCTTCTTTTACGTGATCTGCGTAAATGTCTCTAGGATCAATCCAAACATCTACCGAAGAGCCCATACTAAAGAAGTCAGTAGAAACTTGGCACTTACAGCCGTAGAAAGCTTTTACATATTGCTTTACCATTGCTGACTGGCCGCGGCCGGTTAGGTGTGTAGTGTAACCTTCTCTTGGTGCGTTGTACGCTTCGATGTTTTTAAATTCTACTCCGTAAGCTGTAAAGTTGATTTTAGTTTTCATTTGTAGTGTCTTTTAGTTTGTTGTTGTTTGACACTTCAAATATACGGCTACTTTTTATTTATGCAAACTTTCCCGTAAAAATTTTCATTTTTTTTTAGGGTGTAACACTCTCCCTCTACCAATATATTAACGCAAGCCCCGCCATTACTGACCTGCGGAAAGGCTACTATTTTTTTATCCATTAAAAAAAAAGTTAGCTTTTTTGCTTCCTCTACCGTCATTATAATATAATTAGGTCCCGCTCGTCGTATATACTGCCGTCCTGGTCCTCGCTTCTATGCTTTATTAGCCATATACCCACAGCCATAGCCCAAGCTTGCGCTACGTCTATTTTATCCGTGCTCTTAGCTTTGTCAAACTTTAAATTACCTGCCGGATCGCTTTTAGCTTGCACATTACTAACACACCACCGCAGCAGCCTATTACCGTTATGCGCTATTTGCCCGCTCCTTATCCATATCTCTAGCTGCTTAATAGCTGGGCTCATACTTGCGAAGCCTTGGCCGTAAGGCTCCACCGGTAGCCCTTCCTCCGCTAACGCGGCTATAAGGCTGCTGGAATTCCACCTATCGAAAGCTATAGCCTTTATATTGTATAAGCTAGCCACCTCGTAAATAGTGTCCTCTATATAGCGGTAGTCCGTTACGTTACCCGGTGTTACTGTCAGCTCCTCCCTAGCTATAAAGTTGTTATAGTCCGCTCCGCTCTTACCTTTCCTTCTATCTACTGCGGCCTCACTTACCCAGCTATAGACCATAGTCTTAAAGGGCTCGTCTTCCTCTACCGGCGGGAAGATTAAAACTAGCGCCGTTAAATCCTCAGTACTCGCAAGATCCAAAGCAGCGTAGCAGTCTCTACCCTCTAGCTCGTAGTCTTTATAGTCCTTACTACAGCTTAGGTAGTCTTCGTCGCTTATCCATCTTACCTCGCTCGTAGTCCATTGGTTCAAGTGTAACCTTCTAAACGTATTCTCATACGTTACCAAAGCTTTAGCTTTCTTAGCTTGCGCTTCTATATAGTCCGCTTTAATAGTTACACCAAAGCCGGGGTTAGCTTTCTTCCAGGTCTTAGGGCTATAAATATCGTCCTCCTCGTCAGCTTCAAAGATATGCGGGTAAAAGGTAGGATCTTCTATAACTCCGTCTCTAATCTTTTTAGCGTAGTCGTATACCTCGTAGCAAATGCTTTCTTTATTCGTTCCCGCTGTAGATATGCTAAAAAAAAGCGGCTGCCTCCTAGCTCCGCTCGCTGTCTTCATTACGTCGTAAAGTTCCCTATTCGGCTGGCTGTGCAGCTCGTCAAATAAAACCGCGTGAGCATTATAACCGTGGGCAGTATCAGCGTCAGCGCTTCGCGCTTGTATAAAGCTCCCGTCTTTAGCTACTATGCTGTTACGGTATACCTTTACCTTATCCATTAGCAAAGGAGACTGTAGGACCATTTGCTTTTGTATTTCGTGAATCATTCCAGCCTGGCCCCGGTCCGCTGCACATACGATAATCTCCGCGCCGGGCTCGTTATCTGCTACCAATAAGTAAAGGCCTAGAGCTGCTAAGAAATTCGTTTTACCATTCTTACGAGGCCAAAAGAGGAAAGCTTCGCGCGTGATGCGCAAGCCTTCCTCGTTCACGTTGCCGAATATGTCGCTTATTACTTGCTTTTGGAAAGGCTCTAGCATAAAGGGCTGCTTCGCTAGCTCTCCTTTCGTATGCGTAGTAATTCGCTCTATAAACTTTATTACTCTCTCTGCTTTGTGTTTATCGTACATTCGGCTACATTTCTATAATGTCGTCAATATCTAAAGTTCTGCCCTCCGGCCTCTCTAGCTTGGATCTACTAGCAGGCGTTAAACCAAATTCTATTAGCATCATTCTAATACGCCGCCAAGCGTCCGAGCTTTGAGCTGCGGCCGGGTGCGGCTTTAATACTTTAGCTCCATTGCTCGCGAAGGTTTCATATATACGGCCTTCCCTTTGTAGCTTGAGCTCTGCGCTATACCATTCCTGGTACGCCATAGCTAAAAGCTCTAGGGCTGTATCGTCTATTTGACTAAGCAAGCCCATACTATGTAAGTGGCTTACGCTTCGCTCATACATTAGCTTCCCTTTTGCTTTTAAAAAGCTGGGCGCTTTATTTATAGGCTTACTTACCGTAGTAGTTACGGGCTTTTTTGGTGCTCGGTCCTTTCGGGCTGTGCCTCTTTTTTGCTTTAGTGCCTGCGGTGCGGGCCTCCTTCCTTTAGCCATTTTACTCTATTTCTCTAAGTTC